GCTCTGATCTCAGTTGAAACATTCTTTTTCATATGTTTCCACTAAGGGCCTACGAACAGCACACAAAACGCATACTCAACGTGTCTCCTGCTTCCAGCCTCGCCGACTGGAAGAGAAACCTCAGAGAGGCGCGTTCGGTAGGTGCTCCATACGAGTTATTGTGGAGCGCTGGGAATGGAATATACCCAGCACAAGTCCCCGAATCTAGCATACGAGAGCTGAAATTGGTTCTCAGATCATATAGGGCGTTTCTTAAGAAATCGCCGCTAGGAGATTCGGATAAATTTATATATCAGTGCAATAAGGTCTTACTTGAATTATTTAAGATCTACGGTTTCGACTTCTCTCGATTCGATCGTGAAGAGATGTTAACATCTATTCTCAATACGCATCGTGATGTCTACTTAGCGAAGAATTGGATGCAGTACTTTAAGTACAAAATTGCTGCGTTCTTTTCCGCTATGGTCAAACAGGAAATACCAAAAAAGAAATTTCCCGGACTCAGTTGTCCAAGTGCCCTCTTTGGAGGTCATTTTTACAAGTGGGTTGCACGGATGAAGAGAGATAGAATGCGACTATGGTCTTTCGCAGTCTCCGTTTTACTCTCTAAGAAAGGTATGCCTCGTCCAACTGACGATATGGTTTGGGAAGCGATGAAGGAACATCAAGAGTTTATGACTCGTGTTCCCAATCCACCATTATCTACGACATTCACACTTCCGAACGGATCTAACTATACTCTAACTAAACAGGAAGTTTGTAATGAGTGCCAGGATTCAACCTTGGAACTCTTTGCTCCCTTTAAATTTAGTCTATCTAAGGTTATAAAAGCCTTTATTCCTTCCTTCTCTGCTAATATCAGCAAGAAACGTTCCGATTATGGAACGTGGCCTGTTTTAGATGAGTTCATAAATGATGTAGGACTTAGTGGCACTCTTCCAGAGGATCTGTTAACAGATCTTCTTCAGAATGAGACTGTCCCTATTTCGGAACTTTATGGATTGCAGGGTTATTGGGATGAACTCCCTCAAAGTATTCAACGGTATGGTCTTGCCACTAAAGATCAACTTAAGATCCCCTTTTTAAGGGTCTACTGGAACGCGTATTCTCGTGCGTTAGTAGAGGAACCGATAGTCCGTGTTGTAGGACTTAAGGAAGCTCTTAAGATACGCCCTATTTCAAAGGGTCCACCGTTACATTACTATGTTCTTAAGCCTTTCCAATTATATATGTTTAAAGTCCTCAGGAAATATGAGGTGTTTCAACTTATAGGTGAACCAGTTACTGAAACGATCATCAATCGTCTCTATAAATGGCTAGAACCTAATGAACATGTTGAATCAGGTGATTTTGTCACCACTACGGATCGAATTTACAGTTGGGTCTCAGACTCAATTGCAAATCATCTATTTGATATATGGGAGGCTCAATGTGGGCATAGTTTGTCTGGTTTTAGGCGTCTTTTTCTTGAGGCACTGACCGGTCATACTTATCAAACTTTGATACGGAAGAAAGATGAACTAATACAAATTATACAAGGGGGGCGGCAACTTATTGGACAGCTAATGGGTTCTGTGATTTCATTCTGTGTATTATGCATTGCTAATCTCGTGTTAACACGATTAAGCCTGCGATACAGTGAGAATTGCAATAAGCCTATTTCTAAGTTACCAACTCAAATTAATGGGGATGATGTAGCAACCATCGTCAAGAACGATTTTTATATCGAGATTTGGCGTGCTATCGGTAATCTGATGGGACTTGAAGAGTCCGTCGGAAAGACTTACCGTTCCCGTGATTTTCTATCTATAAATAGCCGCTTCTTTTTAAGAACTGAAGACGACTATTTTGTTCAGGTTCCATTTGTTAACATGGGAATCGTTAACGGAATGAAACGCTCATCTTCTGAAGAAGGCAAGGAAGGGGACGTGTTTAAATTAGGACAAAACTATCGTGAATTAATTCGTGATAGTTATCCCTTTTGTCAACACGCTTCTGAATTGTTTCTTTATAATAATGGGCACATTCTTGAAACGTATTCTGGACCTTGGCATCTCCCTGTATATTTGGGGGGTCTAGGTATGGGCCATAAAGAACCGACTAAGATGGATCGAAAGGTAGCTTTAGCTCTGAGAAAATATTACAATCAGGGTCTATTAGAAGTTCCAACTGTTACTTCCGACAATGAGGTGATTCTTGACAACTTAGTACAAAACTGGGTTGCCTCAAATAATCCTCTATATGCCAAATTTCCGCTTTCTTCTTACCAGCATGAGTCCTCAAGGGGTACGGCCTATGCATCCATTTGTTATATGCTATGGATGCAGTATGGTTTACCAATCTTTATGCGTGACAGTAGTAAGGTTTATAACCACTGTAAATCTGTTAATGCTAGGACATATCAATATGCTTGGAGAAAGATCTTTAATGGGCAGATGGAAGGAAAGCAGTATGGGAAGGTTCCACTTTATGAAATGGAACAGGAGTCGAAAACTTACAAATATATTCTTCATGAATACCCTCTGAAGAGAATATGAACTGATATTGAACTTGTACCTTTCCGTCGGACCGACATGTATCATTCACCTGGGAGAAAGATAATATCTCCTCTTAATCGCTAAGCTTATCGAATTATTCCTTACACAGGTTGGTAAGTTATCTCAATAGCGTATATTAGTGTTAATGGATTTATCCAGAGAAATATCACATACTTTATGTTTATATTTCCATATATTTAACCAACTAATAGCTACAGATCGAGCGCGAATAGGGTGTCTTGACATGGACTCATGACGGGTGTCTTCACTAAGC